CATGTTCACTTCTCCAGCCCGTTGCCCACGGGCGCCAGGGCGGCGCGCCACGGTGTGGGGGTATGTGTCATGTCATTCCTCCGTTATCTGCGCCATCCGCGCATCTGGGCGCGCCCTCCAAAAGCGCGCGGGGATGCAGGGTCAGTTCAGGCAGCGCGCTTGATCTCCGGCGCGATGTAGTTCCAGGGTGCGTCCTCATACCCGGAAAGCGCCCGGATCGCGGCCCGTCGAATTGCGTTCCACAAGCGGCAGGCGACCGTCGTTTCCCAATCGTCGGTTTCGCAGGACTGGTATTCCAGGCAATCGCACATCTTCAGGATTTCGACCGGCTTGAGCCGGTAGATCGCCAGCGTTTCATCCCGCGCGGTGATATGGATCTGCTCTGGTTTGTCGATCGGTCCGGGCATGGACTCGAAGGTGTCCTCGGGATAGCGAGCGCCGACGCTGCGCACGTTTTCGGCGTACAACACGTTCGCGTAGATCGCCGCGAGTTCGCGCGGAGGCAGGTTTTCGGCCCCGCAAGGCGCGTGTTCGGGCGAGATGACCAATCCCTCGACGTAGCGCGGATCGACGCGCCGGTCACCGCCTTGGCGACGCGATGCCGCGAAAATAGCCAGTGCCTTGAAATGATCGGAACCGCAGACAAATGCACTCATGATGGCGTCCCTTCCATGCTGCCTACTGCCAGCGGCCGGCTGGCGCGGTCTCTGGAGCCGGCTGCGACCGGCTCGGGAGATTAGACTAATGATGCCCCCACGATTGCCCGCCGTCGTGAGAGTGCATACCTGCGGCAATGGCGTGCGGGTTGATCTTCGCTCCCATGGCTTCCGCCCGCATAACGGCGCGGCGCAGCGTCGGCGAGTTCGAGCTTGCTAACGCCCGGTAGGCGCAAAGATCAGATACGCCCTCCTTGTCATTCCAGCCCTTGAAGGCGATCGAGCCAGCGGCACCAATCACGAGCGATGCTGAGTTATTCCCGAGCGCCATTTCGAGCCGCTTGATTGCGTCGGACATTCTCCGCGCCTGATCGGCGCTGAGGTTAACTTGTGATGTGCAGGGCATTAGAATAACTCCAAGCTGGGGGTTTGCGCGGCTGCAGCTGATACTACTACCGGCGCAGTTTCCAAGTCAATCCCGCGCGCTCCTGGCGTCTCGGGTTGCGCTTCGCCTTCCTCCATGTCGAGAAACGCGAACCTGGCGCCGTCGATTCTTGCGGTAGAACATTCCGCCACGACAGCGGCGGCGGTCTCGCCGGCCTTTTCCACGCGCTTTACAATCTCGCGTGCTGCCGTTCTCGCCTCGGTGATGGCTGCTGAAACTTGTCCGGCTACGTCAGCCGACAGCATTGACCCCAAGGCGCGTGCTTTGTTGGCGGCTTCCCGGATAGTTGCGGGGTCGGCCGCAGCGATACCTGCGCGCATGGCGTCGAGCAATTCACGGACTTCGGCGCCGATGGCCTTAGCGGCTTCCACGTCGTTATCCGCGATACGGCCGGTAATTATGGATACCTGAAGGCGCGTCAAGCGCGCGGTCGAGTTGAATGCGGTAGCAATACGCCGCGCCTCGTCTATCGCGTCCGACAGGGCTCCATCGTTCGCTATCGGGCAGAGAAAGCCGAAATTCGGCGAATAGGCGCATTCCCGCGCCACGGCGGCCCGCGCTTCGGTTCTGGCGTTAGTGCCACGTTCGAATTCGGCCGGGTCTTGGATTTCCTTCTCCGTCTCCCAGGCAGAGCGCAGTTTGCCGTCTTCGGTTGAATGCTCCGGCTCAGTGTCATTGCGGGAGTAGCGTACATTCCCGCGCAGGCTGGTCTTGAGTGAGACCAAATAGCCGGGTTTTAGGACTGAGGTTTTCATCTGTGATATCTCCGGTTAAATGTCAAGGGTTCGCGCTGTCGACGCTGGCGCGGTCGTGGTAATGCTCGCCGGGCGGGACCGGCCTTTTGCCCACTTGCGTAGACCTTCAATTTTCTCTGCCGCGGTGCGTGCGAGTGGCACAGTGGCGGCTGCGGCGTCGGTAACGTCGGCCGTGGTAATTGGCCGTTCGCCGTCCGCAAAGGCGGCGTACATGGCCTCGGGGACCAAGGCGGCGAGTTCCGCGCCGGTAAAGTCGGCGGTTGCGTTGGCGCAGGCGGCGAGGTCAATTCCTTCCGTGCCTTTGGTCGGCGCGTTGTAGAGTTTGAGCGCGGCTGCGAGGATTGCGCCGCGTTCAGCAGGCGAGGGGAGGTCGACGAAAAATAACTCGTCAAACCGTCCCTTGCGCAACAGTTCCGGCGGAAGCGCGGTCACGTCGTTTGCGGTTGCGACGACGAAGACTGATCCGGCCCTATCCTGCATCCATGATAAGACCGTCCCGAGCGCGTCCCCAGATACGCCGCCATCAGCCGCGCCCTGGGTGGCGCCCGCAAGGGCTTTCTCGATCTCGTCAAGCCATAGCACGCATGGCGCAACGGTTTCGGCAACCTTTAGGGCTTTGCGGATGTTGCCTTCGGACTCGCCGACCCACTTCGAGCGCAGCGCGCCCATGTCCAGGCGCAGGAGTGGCATAGACCAAGCGGCAGCTATGGCTTTCGCGGTCAGCGATTTTCCACAGCCGGGGATCCCGACAAGTAAGGCGCCCTTCGGTGCCGGTAGGCCGTAAGCGCGGGCGCGCGGCCCAAAAGCTGCACGGCGCGCAGTAAGCCATGCCTTGAGAGCTTCGAGCCCGCCAACGGCGTCAAGCCCTCCTGGGATTGGATCAACCCATTCAAGGACTTTTTCGCGGGCGATCACGCGCTTTTTCTCGTTCGCTACTGTGGCCGGGTCTATCCGGCGGGTAGTGACAAGCGAGCGTGCGTAGCAAGATTGCGCCTCCTCTGCGGTAAGACCTACTGCTGCGTCAATCGCAGCATCGCGGGCGCCGTTTTGCGCGGCGGTCGCGCGGATCTCGTCCGGTAACGCTGCGATCGCAGCATCAAGGATTGCGGCTATTTCCTCGCGGTCTGGTAATGGCCAGTCGAGGGTGATTGCATGGCCCTGCAGTTCAGGCGGTATCTCGGATGATGGCGTGAGAACTATCACGGCACGCGCTTCGTCGCGCGGTGATAGCGTAAGGCTGCGAGCGAGCGAACGCAGCGCGCGGCTCACGGTCGGATCGCGCAGCCAAGGCGGAAGGTCGCGCAACACCCAGACCTGCCGGCGTCTGGAGTCTCGGATTATCCCGAGAACTTGCGCGGGGTCCGTGGCTTGTGTACCGGACTCCTGCGCGATGCCGGCATAGTCGGTGATGCCGGCGGCGCAATCCCAGAATCGCGGCTCGTATTGGGCCGTCTGGGCAGCTTCGAGTAATAGCCGTTCGACGCGGCTTTCCTCTTTCGTCACAATCCACAGCAGCGGGTTCCTCGCGCGCAGTAGCGCGGAGACATCGGCTGCGGCTTTTTGACCTGCGTTCATATTTCCCCCATTCGGCGGAAGTGCCGAATTTAACCATAGCCTATGCGCTAGGGGCAGTCAAGGGAAATCGAAAATATATTTCAGGAGTAAAACATGGCAAGTCCAGTCATCAACAAGCAGATCACCCTGGATTTCTCGTCTATGACCATTGATGAGCTGCGCGCAGAGTCTCAGCGCCAAGCGCTTGTGTTAGGGCTGGTAAACTCTCAAAGGGCAGAGATATTCAACATGATCACTAGACGACTTGCCGAAGCGAATACCCGAGTGAAATTGTCAACTATGGGAGCAATAGAGAAAGATGCTCTCAGGACTGTGTTGCAGGAATGATTCCCGAGTAGGATTGTCAACAATGGCCAAACGTGTAAAAGCTGGCACAAGCAAAGCGGCAGCTTCCACCAGGAAGGCGCTGTTCGCGAAAGCATACCTCGCGAACGGAATGAACGGCGTTCGGGCTGCGCTCACTGCTGGCTATAAGCCTGGCGTGGGTGCGTCAAAGGCTGCCGCTCGTATGTCTTCTGATGTCATTGTTCAAAGGCTCATCGCGGAAGGTGCTGAAAAGACTAGCAAAATAGCCGGGCTATCTGTAGAGCGCACTCTCGCCGAAATCGCGCGCCTGGCCTACTCCGACCCGCGCCGATTCTACGATGAGGGCGGCAATTTGATCCCGGTGCACAAACTCGACGACGACACTGCGGCAACTGTGGCCGCGGTCGAAATTGAGGAGCTTTCTGGCGGCACGGGAAAGTTGAAGAAAATCAAGCATTGGGACAAGAATGCTGCGCTTGAAAAGGCCATGAAATACCACGGCCTATACGAGAAGGACAACAGCCAAAAGCGCAGTATCCTACAGATGACGGATGACGAGCTGATCGCGTCGATCGCGGCGGCTAGGTTACTGGTGCCGTGATCCCCTGCCGGGCGTGCGCCCTGGTGCACAACCCTCTTGAGCGGTGCGAGGTCGCGCGAGCCAAGGCCGGTATCGAAGTGCACCGGCTCGAGGTCGTACCTGTCAAAACCCGACAAAACCCGACAAAACCGACAAAGTGTCTGGAATCTGACGCTCTAGGATCGCTCAGGATCGACGATCGGGGGGCGGTTGATACCCTGGTAGCGTCACGCACGGCGCCAGTCACGCACAAGAGCGCCGGGCGGGAAGCGAAGCGCCGCGCGAAGCTTGGGGACGAGTACCGGCGCCGGAACCGCGAACGGATGCGCCGACTCCGGGCGAAGCCATGACGACTCCGGCCGAAGCGCTGGAGCAGCTCGAGGATCTGCGCGCCCGTCGCGCGGCCCGCGCAGACTTGGTTGAATACACCCGCTACCTTCGCTTGGGGATCGAACCGGCGGCGCACCATCGGTTGATCCTCGAACGCCTTGCTCTAGTAGAGTCCGGGGCGGTTACCAGGCTGATGATTATGATGCCGCCAGGATCAGCAAAGAGTACCTACGGATCTATAATCTTCCCGAGCTGGTATCTGGGCCGGGCTGGCGACCGCCGGGTACTCGCGGCGAGCCATACTACAGAGCTGGCCGAGCGGTGGGGACGCCGGGTCCGCAATCTGGTCGCCGGGGACGAGTACCGGGCGTTATTTCCTGCCTGCACGCTGTCTGCGGACTCGCAGGCGGCCGGACGTTGGTCTACGTTGACCGGCGGCGAGTACTATGCCGCCGGTGTGGGCTCGGCCATTCTGGGGTATCGTGCGACGCTGGGGGTGATAGACGATCCCGTTGCAGGCCGGGAGGCCGCCGACTCGGAGCTACAACGTGCACGGGTCTGGGAGTGGTATATCTCGGACTTCAAGTCGCGGCTGACACCTGGCGCCGCGGTTGTCCTAATCATGCAGCGGTGGCACGAAGATGACCTCGCAGGGCGCCTACTACTTGATCAGGAAAAGGGCGGGGAGCGGTGGGACGTTCTCAGGCTGCCAATGGAAGCGGAGGAGGATGACCCACTCGGCAGGCCGGTAGGCGCCCCGCTGTGGCCGGAATGGTACACCGATGACATGCGCGAGCAGGCCAAGCGCGACCCACGGGTATGGTCTGCCCTCTACCAGCAATCCCCTCGGGCCGCTACCGGTGGGGAGTTCAGGCGCGAGTGGCTGCGGTTCTACCGCACCATGCCGCGGTGTAAGGTGTGTTACATCCTGGTCGACCCTGCATCAGGTAAGCGCAAGACCAACGATTTCAGCGCTATATGGGTCATTGGCCTGGGCGATGATGGCAATCTGTACGTCCTGGATATGGTCCGGGACAGGCTTAACTTGGCGGAACGGGCTGGCGAGGTCATCCGGCTGCATCGGATGTATAAGCCGATCGAAGTCCGTTACGAGCGCTACGGTATGCAGGCCGACATCGAGCACCTGGAGTCGGAGATGGAGCGGCAGTCCTACCGATTCCGTGTCGTCGAGGTTGGTGGCGCACTGCGGAAAGAGGATCGCATCCGGCGCCTAATCCCACTATTCGAAGCGTCGCGGTTCTGGTTCCCTGCGACCAAGACTCGCACCCTGCACAATGGGCAGACGGTGGACCTGATCGCGGAGTTCGTCGAAGAGGAGTATCTGGCCTTCCCTGTGGGCCGCCACGATGACGGCCTGGACGCCCTGTCGCGCATCGCCGAGCCCGGTATGGTCCTCAAGGCACCTATGCAGCCGGCAGAGCGCCCGCGCTTTCGCGAGCACAAGATCAACGATTCGACGGTAGGATACTGACATGAGCGGGTGGATAGGTGTCGACCTAGACGGAACTCTGGCCGTATATGGCGTATGGATGGGGCCAGACAGAATAGGCGAACCAGTTCCAGCGATGTTAGATCGCGTGAAACGGTGGATAGAGGAAGGCAAGGACGTGCGGATTTTCACGGCTAGGGCCATGATCCCCGACCAAATCCCCGCGGTAATCGGCTGGTGCAAGCTGCATCTTGGCGTCGAGTTGCCGGTTACGTGCCGCAAGGACTTCGGCATGGTCGAACTGTGGGATGACAGGTGCGTTCAAGTTGAGACCAATACCGGCTGGCGCATTGATGGCAAGGATTGATCCATGAAGATTGCATTGCTACTTGCATTGTTTCTCGCCGGCTGTGCCACGCCATTGCACTCCGTGAGCACCGGCGAGCGTGCCGCTCCTCCAGCCGGATACGTTGCCTACTGCGCTGAGCACCCCGAGGCGGTCCAATGCGGAGGGACCAAGCCGTGAGCTACCCCAACGCTGGCGACTTGGAAAGGGTCAACAAGGCGGTGAATGCTTTCCCCTATCGCAGCGACCCGGAACTGTTTGGCAAGGCGGACGATTGGACCCCTGCTGACGAGCGCGGCGGGGATTGTGAGAGTTACGCAATGGCCAAGTTCGGACGTTTGTACCGCCTGTTCTGGCCGCCGCTGGACCTCCGACTCGCCTGCTGCTACGTTGAGCCGCTGGCGCCGCGGCGGGAATCGGACTTGACCACGGAGGAGCTTGTCTGGCTGCACGCCGGCACGTTCACGATGGCGCAGATTGAGAAGCGCCGCCGCTACCACGGCGTGCTTGTGGTCACGCTACCAGATGGCACCGAGCGCGGCCTGGACAATCGCTACCCGTACCCGATGCCACTCGCTCAACTGAAAGACATTGGCTATGAGCCCGATATCATCCAGATAGCGATATGGCCGCGTGCCGTCAACGATTGGGAGCCGTGGCGATGGGCATGAAGCTACCGGGTAGCTCAGTTGGTAGAGCGTCGGATTGATAAACCGAAGGACCTTGGTTCGAGCCCAGGCCCGGCAGCCTAGGGTTGACAATCCCGACAGATAGATTGACAATCCCGACACTATGTCGGGTTTGGTGTCGCAATTCGGGGATGTAGCTCAGTCGGGAGAGCGTCGGTCCTGCAAACCGGAGGCCGTCGGTTCGATGCCGACCATTTCCACCAAAACACGGTAGAGTGCGCGAGCGGTTTATGCGCCCGGTCCTGAAAACCGTGAGGGGCGGAGATCCCGCCCGCGTGGGTTCGAATCCTACCTCTACCGCCAAAGCTGCCCCTCTTGTCAGAAAAACACGGTGTATTTCTGACAAATAGATGCCGTTGGTTTGGCTAGTGTAGTGGCTGCACAGTCGGCTGTGAACCGGCTAGCGAGGGTTCGATTCCCCGCCTCACCCCATAGGTGCAGTGGCAGACTGGCAATGCAGCGGATTGTCTATCCGCCCAATGAGGGTTCGATTCCCTTCTGCGCCGCCAACTTCGCGGGCTTGGCCGAATGGCTAGGCGGTAGCCTTCCAAGCTATCCTATGCAGGTTCGATTCCTGTAGCCCGCTCCCGCCGCCCTAGCTCAGTTGGCAGAGCGACGCCCTCGTAAGGCGTGGGTCCGGCGTTCAATTCGTCGGGGCGGCACCATTGCATACGCAAAACTCTACGTTTTGCAACTACTTTCGCGTACCTAAAGCACTAGAAAGTTGGTAGTGTCTCAGTTTGAATGTAAGGCTTCTCGCGCACGCTGAGTAGTCCCGCTATTCAGTGAGCACTATTTATTTGCTATTTATAGACCCCACATATAGGATTCATTCGTTACTGGCGTAAGGAGATTGCGATGAAGATGATTTATTTGCAGGAGGACTGGTTCTAGTTGGGCCTAGTACCGTCAGCGTTAGTTGATTTTTTGCAATGGCAAGGGGCGTATCCCCTTGCCATTCTTTTTTCTGCGAGACTGTTACAAATCAAACTGAGACACTACCAGAAAGTTAGGCATTAAAAGGCATAGCGCCTACTGGTTTAGGCATTTCGGGGTATAAGTCAGTGGTCAGACGGCTTGCCCTGGGAGCAAGCAGGCGGTGGTTCGAATCCATCTGCCCCGACCAGAACATAAAGTCCCCAGTCCTGAACGTGGGGCAGCCGGGCGATTCCCGGCTCAATTCTAAACCCGTCGAATTCGAGGGGTTTAACAATGCCAACGCAAGAGTTTGCTGCTTTTCGCGGCAAGAGTCTTGCGATGGTAAAACGGCCCGCCGGTAGTGATCGGTAACGGGTCTTTTCTTACGCAGTAAGTCATCACAAGGGGTAAGACATGACGCCTGAAACAGTAGGAGGCCGCGTTGGCCTGGTAAATGTAGCGGATGGAGTCGGCGCGGTCCTGCGCCTTGGCAAACAAGCCGACCTGATCGTCTCACAGTTGATGGGTGAGTTGTACGAGGGGGCCTCGCGCGGCAAGATGTTCACCGCTTCGATCGCTGCGGCTGGCGTGGCGCCAGGTACGGCACTTGGCACCGCTCCTCCGATCACGATTCACAACCCGGCGAGTTCCGGGATTCTGGTAGCTGTCAGAGAGGTCATGTGCGGGTATGTTTCCGGCACTCTTGGGGCGGGGACAATCGTCCACTGCTTCAACTTGCAGGCGGCTGCACCTTCGAGCGGTACGGAGTTGACACCGCAGGGCCAGCCATTGGGCGCCGCGGCAGGAAAGGCGAAGGCTTATACCGGCTCGACCGTCGCTGCGACCTCGACCCTACTTCGCCCGGCATTCAATCTCGGTGCCGGTCTGGCCTCGACTGCGGATTTCCCAAGCGAAGCTCCGAAAGACAAGGTGGGCGGCGGCATCGTCATTCCGGCAGGCTATGCCTACAGCCTGCAAGGGATCGCTGCGGCTGGCTCTACGCCGCTGGTGATTCTGGCGGTAGTGTACCAGGAAATCACCATCCCGTAACCGGATAGCCCGGGTCCGCCCGGGCTCATTCATTTTTAAGGAGTCGCAATGAGCGATTCTCAAGACGTACAAGCGGTTGGCGGGATCAACGTGATGCGTTCGGCGTGGTTCACGCGGCCGGCGAACACCACTGCCTACGCCGCAGGGGATGTGATCTCGGACAATGCCACCACGTCCAAGATCATCAAGTTCGACGAATGCGCCCGCGGCAGGGGCTCTGGGATCATTGTCTCAGCAATGCTGGTCGACGGCGCAAACCAATCCACGAAGCTCGACGCCGACCTGTTTATCTTCACCAAGCAGATTGACTCCTATGGTGGCGACAACGCCGCCTTCACGCCGACCGACGAAGAACTCGGAACGCTGATCGGCGTGATCCAGTTCCCGTCCTCCAGTTGGAGGGATGGCGATGCAACTTCAGGTGTCGGCGGAAACTGCGTCAACATGCAGGCCGTGACGTTGCCGTTCCGCACCTTGGCAGATGCCAATGGTTCGGACGATGCCCTGTACGGTGTGCTGGTGGCTCGAAACGCCTACACGCCGGTATCGGTGGAAACCTTCCGCGTGATTCTCGGCATTGCGCAAGACTGATGCAAACGCTGAAGCGACAGGCCGGGTTTATCGGTGCCGGGACCAGGCGTGTGCTTGCCCCTCCGCCATTCAGGCTGGAGTCAGTTCCTGGGTTTCTCGGTTGGTACGACGCTCGTCGCGGTATCTCACAGGCTGACGCTACGGAACGGGTGTCGGCGTGGGTGCCCGTAAAGGGCGCAAATAGCCTCCTCCAAGCCACCGCCGCCAACCAGCCGATCTACGTGTCTGCCGCAGCCGGGCATGCCTGGAACCGCGCCGTAGCCTCGAACACGATCAGTACGACAACTGTTTCGATCACCGGTAATTGGACGCTAACGCTCGACCTCGCCGAGGACGATTACACCCCGGCTGCAGACATCACGCTGCTTGACAAATCCAGCGGCAACGACGGCTTCAAGGTTTTGCTTCTGACCACAGGCGTGATCCGGGTAGCAATTGGCGACGGCGTGGCGGTAACGAATTTCGATTCAACTGTGGCGAACGGCAAGACCGATTTCGCGCGGCATACTTTCGTTGCCACCTACGTTGACAACGCGACGCTGGATATCACCATTGATGGTGTTGCGCTCGGGACGCAGGTTGTCGTCAACAAAGTGTTGACCAATGCCGCCGTAGCAATGACGCTCGGGCCGTGGAACGGCAAGTTGTATTCCTATTCGCTCACCAACGGCGGCGCGACGACCTACTACGGCAAAACGCTTTCCGCCGTATCCGAAGGCGCGACGAGCTACACCGACGATAGTGGCAAGACGGCCACGGTCAACCAAAGCGGCGCCACTCCCGTGCAGATCGTCGCGGCGGGGCAGCCGAAGGTGCTGTTTAATGGTGTTGCTCATTCGTTGGCTACCGGATTATTCGCGCTGAACCAGCCGACCACGGTGATACTTGTGGGCGAGCAGGTTACGTGGATCTTAAACGCGAATATCTTCGATGGAGCGCAAACATCGAGCACGATGTTGATGTACCAAAGTGCTACTGCCAATCGTATCCGGATCTATGCTGGCGCGGATTCCACCGAAGATAATAATTGGGGGTTGAATACCAATGCTGTTGTAACCGCTAAGTTTAATAGCGCATCGGGTTTCCTGGGCATAAATCTCGGTGCGGGAACTACCTCCGATGTAGGAGCAGTCAACGCCTCAGGCATAATTCTTGGATCGGCAACAGGCGGTGCCTCTGGCTTTGCGAACATCCAAGTCAAAGCCCTCGCCGTGTTTTCGAGCGCGCTGAGTGCGACGCAGATGGCCCAAGTGGTTCGCTACTTGGCGCGAGAATACCGTCTCTCGGTTGGATAACATGATCGACGAATCCCCAAATCCGGGCGCGCCTGAACAAGTGCTCGACCCTGAGAGGCGCGTGCAAGTCCTGGAAACGCTAGGTATTGCCCTAGCGAAGTCGCGCGCTGAAGCGATTGCTGGGCGGGAGTCTTCCGGCATCGAGCAGGAATGGCTTGAGGATGAGGAATTCTACGAGGGTATCGACGACGCCAACCGCGGACAGATGAGCGTCTGGAGATCGAGACTTCCAGGACAGACCGCAGTATTGGAGCAGGCTACCGCTTCGACGATCTTTCCCAACATCACTGGGCCATACGTCGATGCCGCTTCGGCGCGCGTATCGGACATGATGCTGCCCACCGACGATAGGGCATGGGCGATCAAGGCGACGCCGATCCCAGACCTTGCAGGGATGCAGGAGGGAAAGTTCCCGCCGCATATTCTGAAACAAGCCGCTTCATCCTTCCCTGGGCAGCCGGAATTGGCGCAAACCGCGCTTAAAAAAGCCGTTGATATCGCCATGCAGAAGATGGATGAGGCCACGGCGAAAGCGGAGAAGGCGCAGAAGCGTATAGAGGATTGGCATGTTGAATGTCAATTTCATGCCCACGTCCGCACGGTAATCGAGGACTCGGCGAAGATCGGCACCGGGATATTAAAGGGGCCGACCCCGACCAAGACGAGGCAAGTAGCGTTCATACAGCAAGCCCTTGTGATGCAGGAAGGTATCAAACCGGCTTCAACTTGCATCTCGGCGTGGAACCTTTTCCCAGACCCAGACTGCGGCGAGAATATCCACGACGGCGGTTTCATCTGGGAAAAGGACGAGGTCACAGAAAAGAAAGTCGGCGAACTGAAAGGGACGCCTGGATATTTCGACGACCAGATCGACATGGTTCTTGCCGAAGGTCCAATGAAGGCGACGAAGAAAGCGCCGGAAAGACCATCCCCGGACGGCCAGAACCCGGAGAAGAAGGGCGCCTACGAGATCTGGTACTACCACGGCAATCTGAAGAAAGACGAACT